GTTGAAGAAATCGCCTGTACTCCATTCGCTCGAACCGTTCTCGATGATGCCAACGCCGCAGCAGTTCTTGCGACGCTTGGCGCTGCAGCAGCGTCAGCGATTACGAACGTAGACAATACTTCTGATGACACCAAGAACGCAGCAGCCGCGACGCTCACGAACAAGAGGTTCACAAGGCGGGTAGATGCACGGGCGACGACAGACACCATCACCCCCGAGATTTCAACCTATGACATCTTCGTCAGAACAGCGCAAGCACATGCCCTCGTCATCAACAATCACTCATCAAGCACCCCTGTGGATGGCGACATGATGCTGTTCGAGATTTTGAGTGATGCCACCATAAGGGCAATTACCTACGGCAACAAGTATGTTGCCAAAGCGGGCGTAGCACTTCCTGCGGCCACGGTTGCCTCGAAGAACTTGACCCTGTTGTTCATTTGGAGAGTTGACTTGACGCAGTGGGTTCTCTTGTCAGCGGGACAGGAAGCATAAATGGCGAATCTCCTCATCTACGCTTTTACCGCTGGAACGGCGAACCCGACCACAACGGCAGCGGGACTATCTGGTGGCGCATGTACAAACGGTTCACTGTATTCCTTCACGGCCAATGGTGACGAGGGGTTTGCAAGTAAACCAAATATTGTTGCAGCACCTCCCGCCAGTACAACAACCGCCGCATTAGCAGTTACGAACAACAGTTACTGGTATTTTACGGCAACGCCGGACGCAGGCAAAAAACTCAATTTTGCGACACTAACGCTTAATGCCGCACGCGGGGGTTCGAGTACGCCACGAGGGATTAAGATACGGTCAAGTGTTGATTCATATGTCGCGGACTTGTTTAGCGCAGCCCTTCTCACGGCGCCGTCAACATGGACGGCCATTAATATTGACCTCACGGGGGCATCATTTCAAGGATTGACCGCAGCCATCACGTTCCGGTTTTACATCTGGGCACCAACGACTAGCAATACCGTTGACGCAGACGACATCACGCTAACGGGGACGGTTGCAGATGCCGCTGCCACAGTTTCACCAAACTTTATTCCATTCTTTTGGGCGTAGGAGGGGTAATGATGGACGAGAAGCATGATCAGGGAATCGTAACGGACACCGCTTGTCTGCTGAGAAGCAGTCTGAAAGCGGCAGAGAGTATGACGATTATTCGGAAGGAAATCGCAGAGGGGCAGGACAAGTATGAGGAAAAAGCCGATGAAATCGCTAAAGTCCTCGATGTCGTGAGGCAAGGTCTTGACCGAGTCCTTTTCAAGTTGGACACCCCGCAGGTTGGGGTGGTTGACAGGCTCAATGACCTGAGCGACAATCAGAGCAAGATGGCTGATGCACTATCGCTGATTCAGCAGGCGTTAGTCCCGCTCGTCAATAACAATCGTCGGCTAAACAAGTGGCTGGATATAGCGCTCGGGTGCATCCTCACCTATACCCTTGTGCGGCTCTTGCCGTACATCGGCATACTGCTGGCGAAATGAAAGGCGCATATATCCCCCTTGATGCTCTCGATTGCGACTTGAACAACGACGGTCGGCCCGACGCGGCTTCGCCGACCCCGTATGTCCGCAAGTTTGACATTGACTTCGACGGGGCAGTGGGCGCCAATGATGTGGCCTACGTGAACTCGCAGATGAACCAGTTGCTAGACCTTGCGGTCATCAAGGCGGGCCTGTTCACGGGCGAAACGGCACAACTGACGTGGCCGGACGGATGGACAGCACAGATACGAGCGGTTGTTCCTGCTACCATCAAGAAGTTCGTGGGAACGAAGATGACCTATGGGTGGCTGCATGGAACACGCTATCCGTATTCTGCTACCAAGGGGTTCTACGAGTGCCACCAATACTCGACAGACCTTGCGTTGGCTGCATACAAGGCTCTCGGTTATGGCGTCATTCTATCAGCATCAGGCAATGCAGGTGGCGGTATCTCACACGCCTACAATGTCTGTTTCCTCGGCGGGGACTGGAAGAACATTGAGAACTGGCGACTGGTCGAACCACAGGACGGATTTATCTACGACCCGACCGTTGGAAAGACAAACGCAATGTACAACACGGACACCATCTACTTCTATGGGAACGTTGATGCGAGCGGGTATATCGCGGCCCACACGCTCCACGTAGATCCAAGTGGGGTAGTTTCGTTCGGCAACTCCACCACCATGAGCTTCGCGGGGCTGCTGGAATCAATACCTGACTATTTTGACCTGTATCTTGGAATGGAAGGAGGCGATGAATTGAACTTAGACCAGAAGGCAAGAACCTTTGCGAAGTTGCACCCAACAAAAGACGGGGGAACGTGGCACCTGTGGTGCGCTGCGCTCATGGTTCGTATGTTGATTGCCTACGGGAAAGTTCCATCATTCCCATTTCCTGCTACGGCAAAGATTGCCGGTGACTTGGCAGGAACACTGAATCCCGATGCGACGAAAGCCCCGATTGGTGCCTTTCACTACTGGACGGCGGGTTCAGATGGCCATGTTGGACTCGACACGAAGGGCGGGGGAACTGACGTGTTCATGGCGTCCGCGTTCATCAGTGAATCATTAGGTAATGCCATAGGGTTTCAAAGCGTAAGCACATACACCCGCAATGGAGCCTATCCCTATCGGGGGTGGTCGATGAACTATGGAAAGCAAGGCAAGATAACTAAGGAGGCCCCAGTGGCTATACCAACGCCCGTTGTAACGCCCGCGCCAAAGCCTATCAGCGCTGCGGAACAGAAGTTGATCGACCTTAAAATCATTGACCCAGGGCATGATGCCAATGGCGTCATCTCGTGGGGCGCAATGGAATGGACAATTTTTAGACTGCTCACGGCTTTAGGTAAATAGGAGGTACACATGAACTGGGAACCCATTACGACAGCACTTGTGGCGCTTATTGCTACCCTGATTACCGCTCTTGTGCCGGTCATCGTCAAAGCGGTCTTTGATGCGTTCACTGCACAGTTGACGAAGGCAAAAGCGGTCGTTGATAAGAACGAAGCGGTTGCCCTCAAGATTGTCGAGGTAGTTCAGCAAACGTTCAATATGCTGGAAAACTCCGCCAAATATCAGATTGCCCTTCAACGATTGACCGATGAACTTCACCTCCCGCCCGAAGCATTGCACGATCTTATCGAGCAGGCCGTAGCAGACATGAAGCTGGCCTCTGGTACAAGTTGGGAAGCACTTGGTGGAAAGACGCCTGACGTTCCTCCAGTGCCCACTATCCCCGACCAGCCCATTCCACAAGAAACGCCAGTTGTCTAAGGAGTAGTGCGAGGGGGGGGCAATGGCTACACGGAAACTGCCGTCAAATGTAGAGGTACTGGCTCAGACAAACGCCTATCAGGAGGATCACCTTGGGTTCAAAGGTATCTTCGCGGGCATTTCCGATGAACTTATCCCCGAGGGGTATGTCCCCGACATGGAAAACCTTAAGATTTCGCAGGAGGGCATGGTCGCTGCCATCCCGAACCCCACCACCATTGCACCCCCTGCGGGCGAGACGGCCCTTACCTCCATGTTTGTCTGGCAGAAAGACGATGGAACGACGACTCTTCTGGCACAGTATGGGGCGAAGCTGTATAAGAGGGCGGGAACTCCCCTCGCGTGGGTAGAAATCCGCAAGGGAACAAGTCCAGATGACGTGGCCGCCTTTGGTTCCACCAAAAAGGCCAGTTATGCCGCTGGAATGAACAACAACCTCTTCATCGCACAGGAAGATACACAGTGTATGGGCTATGACGGAACCACACTGGCCGCGCTGTGGAACGGGCCAAAAGGAAAGCATATCACCCTCTGGAAGAACCGCTTATGGGTTGGTTGCCTCACCGCTTTTTATGGAATGTCAACAACGGCGACCTCGAACGGAACGGAGACAGCCTCAGTTGCGGGCGGGGCGTTAAAGTCAGCCGTGATATGGAGCAACATCAACCTTGCCGAAGTCCTCCACGACACAGACGCCTCTCACTATGATAACGGCTGGTCTACCCTCAGCATGATAGTTCTCAAGACGCCGGAAAACTCTCTCTGTACCGGCCTACTTCCCGCACAGGAAACCCTTCTGATGTTCACGGCGAGCGCCGTCTTCAAGTTCTCTGGCTACTCGGAAACCACCTTCACCTCCTTTAACTCCTACAATGGCGCGGATACCCCTAAAGATGGGGCAGTCATCACGGCGGGGGGCGTGTTCTACGTTTCGGGTGGCGGGTTCTTTGTCCTGAGTGCGCTAAAAACCGAATATGATACCCCCAAGAAGATTTCAGAGGCGGTCAAGCCCCTGATTAACCTGATAAGCGGGGTTGTTTCAATCGCCAATTTCGACGGCAGGATTTGGTTTTGTACCGGCGGAACCCTCGTTGCCCTTAATGCGGCTACGGGAAGTTGGGAGAAATATAAACTTGGCGGACTCTACGGGGCGACGGACGTGGGCGTACAGAATATCGTCTACGCCTTCGACCACTTGTATATTGGAACCTCAACCGGTTACATTTTGGAACCAGATGTTCCCAACGTGACCGCCGCGGGCTATCGCCCTTGGTATCTCCAAACCCCGACGCTCAATCAGGGGATTACGACGACACCGAAGCGGTATACCTCCCTGTTTGTCTATGCCAGAAACACAAGCGACGTAATGCATGCCTCCTATTCTGCCGACCGTGGAGGCAACATGACCATTAACCCCGCCATTGTGGGGGTTACGAGCGGAGACTTGTGGGGAACGATGTTGTGGGGCGCAGAAGCGACTACCGGCCACGGCCACTGGTCGCTCGCAAATGGGGGGATGGCGGTCTATAAGAGATTTATTTCCCTTCCGCTTGCGAGGACGATTAGTTTTCTGTTCACCGGAACCGGAGACGGCGCACTGTTGGGGTACGCGCTGGTATACCGCTACAAATCCAAGCATGGCGTATGAGGAGGACTAATGGCTAACATAGCGAAGACGTACACTTTTGCGAACGGAACTCCCGCTGACGGTACACAGGTCAACAAAAACTTCGACGACATCATTGCCGGTGTTGGAGACACGGCAACCCTGCATCCCACAATCACGGCGGCGGCGGCGGCCGTATTGGACGATATAACGGTGGGGGCCATGTTGACGACACTTGGCGCGGCCCAATTTAACTGCGGTTCCTATACGGGGAATGGCGCAGCCAATAGGGCGATTACCGCTGGATTCCAGCCAAAACTTGTGTTTGTGTGGTCAATGTCCGGTAGCCAGTTCACATGTCGAATAGATGCCACTTATGCGGGTGAGATACAGCCGACGATGGTTTATCTTTCTGCTGCCTCTGCTGGCCTTGCTCTCTCGGCCACCGGATTTGTCACCGCTAACTCTGGAACTGATAATGCCTCCTGTAATGTTAATGCCGCTACTTATCGATGGGAAGCGTGGGGATAACCCATGACCCAACTCGATGCACTTACTCAAGTCCGCTCGACCATCGCTGAGCCGGTAGCCGGATACTGGACTGACGTAGAATTGGAACAGTACATCAACGAGGGGCTTCATGCCATGTGCGAAAGCAAGGGCATTGAGGACGTACAACGCCTCGTTTTGGACGCCGACCTTCGCTGCGGCCTTCCCGCCCTTGCCAAGTTTGTAGAGAGTGTTTACTTCTATCCGATTGAGGGGGTATTTACCTTCGTGGCGACAGCCCCCGCCACGCCCACAGAGGGCGACCAATATATTGATTCAACGACGATGCGGTATTATACCTACACTTCCGGCGCGTGGGTAGAACAAACCCTTCCAGACAGGGAAAACTTGCAGGAAACCAAGAGGTTGAAAGAAATCCGCGACGACTACATGGTATTCACTGAAAAACTGAGTGGGTTGCTGGAAGTCTTTATGTACCGCTTCCCGACCCCGCTTGTCGCTCCGACCGACGCGATGGAACTCCCCGAATCCTATTGCGCGGGAGTGGTCGCCTATGCCACGGCGCAGGCCGTGTTGAAGGATGACAACTTTCCGCAGTTCGACCGCAGGATGGGGGAGTTCGTGAGGATACGTTTGGCGTGGGAAAAAGAACGTTCTATGAAGCCCAGCAAATTTGTGGCTTTGTGGGGAGGAAACTAATGCCATATAAAATCCTGACACCAAAAGAATTATTGGCCCAGACGCTCGCTGCGGCTAACGCAGCGAAGGTTCCCGCTCCGGCGGGTACGGTTGCCCCTAAACCCACAAACACCCCAATCGTCAACCCAACGGCGGCCCAGCAAACAATCGTCAACCAGCAAACAACCGCCGCTCAAAAGGCGGGAGTTACAACGCCCGCGCCCGCCGTTGATTTACCTGGAAGTGGCGGGGCGTACGACAAGGCCATGCTTGCGGGAATCTTTGGCACAGGCGGGACAACTACGCCCGCCGCTACGACACCAGTTAATTCAACCTTTGCCCAATATCAGCAAAGCGCGACAAACGCCGCCAACACCGCTCTTGACGCACAGGCGGCTCAAGCCAACTCCATTATCAATAGCGGGGGAATCTGGGCCACGCTGCAACCCATAGCGGATAAACAGATGCAGGACTCTATCGCTTCCCTTACACAGATTTCTACTATTGCCAAGGCAAACGTGGAGTCTAGTCGGGTTGCCCTGAATGCGCAGGACGCCGCAGATTATGCAAAGGTCATCGATACGCTTGACAGCGCCGTTGTTGCTTCCCGACAGCAAACGACAGAAGAAATGAACCAGCGCGGCATGTTCTTCTCGACCGTCCTTGACTCAGTTATGGGGCAGGTCAACGCCGCCTACACGACCCAGAAGGGTCAGGCGGCACAACAGGACAAGGCTTCACTTGCTAAGATAGCCTCCGACATGGCGGTATTGTCCGGCAATATCGACATTGAAACCATCAAGGGGAACGCTTCCGCTGTCGCACAGTACACGGCAGAGATGCTCTCAGTTGTTGCACAAGACGCACAAACTAAACAGACCGCCCAAGCCCTCCTTGCCTCACTGAATGTTCAGAAAGCGGGAGTGATTGATACCATTGCGGCACAGACCTTTGCAACAGGGCAGCAGATGCAGGCAACAGCCTTTAATCAGCAGGAGCAACTTAACGCTGATGCAGCCAATGCTGCAAATACGGCGTTTACGCAGAACCTACAGACCAACGCCGCCACTTCTGCGGCAACGACGGACGCACAGAACGAGTTTATCGCAACGATGGGGCAGTATGCCAATGACTATCAGGCAGCCGCCAATGCGCTTGACCCCAACGACCCCCTTTACGCCTTTAAGGAGGGGATGCTCGAATCGGCACACAATCAGAAGGCACAGGCCCTTACTGCGGCACAGGCGACAGCGGCGGCGCAGGCGGCCAAGGATAAGGCGGCTGCGGCACAGCAGACGTTTGACAACATCTTGGCTACCGCCAAGGTCAATATCTCCACTGCGACCCAACAGGCCACCGCCGCATATCAATCGGGGCAACTTAATATTTCCCAGTACAATGCTGCAACGTCAAGAATGAACGCTGATACCTCTCGGTACAACGCCACCAAACCCACCGCGGGCACTGCGGGCGGCCTCACCTACGCGCAGGCGAACGGGGTGATTGACGACTACACAAAGCTCACTACAACGCTAGGGAATTTACATCAGGGAACTGATGGAAAATGGTACAAGAGCGTAGTGAATACCTTACAGACCGTTGACCCCGTTACGAAGAAGGTTTTACCCTACACTGACATGGAAGTGGACGTAACGACTCTGAAACAGCAGATCGCCGAATTGGAACCCGCCTATCGTGCTGCCGTCGCGGTTCGGGATAAAACGTCGGGAACAACGACCCCCCTGCCCCTTGATGCCACTGAAACGGCCAATGTCAATAACTTCATCAATAAGGTTTCGTCGATTACCGGCAATTATGGTGGGGTTGATGTAGCGGCCTATGCACAGCAATACTTGAAAGCGGTACAGGCGTCGGGTACGCCCCTCAATCAAAGGGAGTTGGACGCAATCGCGGCCTTCTATAACGGCGGTTAAATGCCCCTCATTGACTTCTCCAAAATAGTTCTTAGGGGAACTCCCCCAAAAGTCACCGCACTGACGACGCCCGCCAAGGGGCGGAAGATTGACTTCAACGCCATAAAGTTCACTCCGATACCGGCGCCGAAACAAATCCCCGTGCGGCAAGTCCCCGCCCCCGCTGCGTCGTCTACTCCGTTTATTGGTCGCCCTCTCGTCACGCCCGTTGAGCAACAGAGAATGAAGGCAGTCGCTCCGAAGCCAACATCTCCCGCCTCTTTATGGTTGACGGGTAAAACCGTCGAACAACGGACGCAGGAAGGAAAGCAGATGTACGCCGCTCTTGCGGGCAAGTCCTTCTTTGACGCGCTTAAGGAAGGCGTAGACACATACAACAACGCAACAGCAAAGGCTTTCATGGGCCAAAACGCCCCCGCAGAGGGGGGTATTACCGGCAACCGATATGTTGATTTTGCTGCCAGTCTAGCCACGATGGGGGCCGCTATAAAAATTGGCGTTCAAGTGGTCGGGGGACTTGTAAGCGCTATTAATTTTACGAGGGAGATGAACTCCAAGTGGAACTGGCCGACGGTCGAGGGCGGGGTTGCCTCAAATGACCTTGCCGTTCGGGTTGCTCAGGCAAATCCAGGCATGGACGAGGAAACGGCAAACTCCATTTCCTCCCTTGTGGCACGAACGGGCGGAAATACCGCTCAATTGAACGCCCTCGCCAGTAACGCGTCCACGCTGTCGCGGTCGCTGAATCAAATATCGCTCGCTTCACAGAACCCATCTGCTCAAACGGTTGCACAAAATATTGTTCCCTCTGCCGTACGGACTATTGCTCAAACGGGGATTTTCCAGTCTATCCCCATGCCCGCCGGTCTCGTCCATTCAACCGCACCCGCCATTCCGATGGGAAATGGAACACTACCCGCGCCAACGGTAGTGAAAACTCCCGCGCCCGTGGTAGCGCCCGCCGTTCTATATCATGGAACGAGAGAAGCCTCTACCATTCCCTTTATCAACGCGAACGGCGACCTTGTTTTGAATCCATCAGAAAACTTCGGGGGGAAACAAGTCGGCGTTTCTCTTACGCCAGTGCTAGGAACGGCAAAAGATTACGCCACGAGAAACGGCGGGGCAGGAATGATATTTGAGATTGACCATTCAGCCTTGCCAGTCAATCGCCTGAAGGTGCAAGCCGCAGACGAGATTCAGGTCAGCGGAGATGAACCCGTTGTTATCCCCAAGGGTTCATACCGAATCATTGGTGGTTCTGCCGACCAGACCGAATTGACAGCTTGGAGCAAGAAAACAGAACAGACCGTTGCCAAGATGTCCGACAAGGCATTAGCGGAACAGATTGTTCTCGCCGCAGGACAAGGTGAGGCAACCGAAGGAATGGACGAGGGGGCGGCCCTAAGACCCGCCAATCGCTTAAGTGCCGACATCGTTGCTAAGTACGGCAGCATCCCCGAAGAACCGTTCTACCTGGAAGAATTGACGAACCGCATCAATGCTTCACCCAATAGGGTGGCCGCGATTGGGAAGTTCAAGCAGCTACTTTCCGCTGAATCGAACCCCGCTCGTGTTCCCTATGATGTCGGTGATGAAATCTATGCCCTCATTGGGGAACAGAAGCCCGCTCAAGTGGTGCCCCCCGTCAAGGCGGTACCCATCACCCCTTCCGCGTTTCGTGATGCGATTACACCGCCCCGCGCCATTGACCACACAATCCCCACCATTGATGTCAAGAAGGCTAACCTCGTTGATGTCACGGCGAAGGTGGATCTGAAATCCGTTCAGGTTCAGCACCCCACCGCCACGAATGTTGTCTTGGACACCAAACGGCGGGTAGTGATGTTTACGAATGGCACTACCCCGCTTGAAGCGATGGGGGTAGACAAACCCCAGCTGAAAGAGTGGTATGGTATTGAGGGGAATAAACTGCTGGGGGAGGTAACACAACCCGCCCCAACTATTTCCAAAATGGAAACACCTACCGTCCAAATTGCCCCGATTTCTCCCAATCCTGTCCCCTCTTTATCAACTACCCCTCAAATTGGCACCGCCACGACAATCTCAAATCAAAAGACCAGTATTAGTACGTCTCCCCCCGTTTCCCCTCAAGGGGAAGCCAAAACAGGGGCTAGTGTGGCAAAATGGGGCAAGTGGATAGACGCGGTAGGTTCTCGCAGGACAGACGGGGTAGGAACGGGGCGAGTTGACACCATCAAGACCCCCGTGACCTATCGGCTTGCCTCTGGAACTGAAAGCGTTCGTGCCTACTCTCCAACGACGGCAGCAGATAGGGGAATCGCTGGCCCATTTATTCCAGAAACGGGAAAGCGACTGGAACTCAAGGGAGATTCCCATACTTACTATCTGACGCGGTTGACGGAAGATGAAGCAATCGCAGCGGGAAATTCCGAGTACCGGCCTTTTTCTGTCATCGAAGCGCGTTCGGGAAATCTTATTGGTCAGGGCGGCACGGTCAAGGACGCCATCGGTCGAGCGCAGGAGAGCATCAACAACAATAAGGCGGTATATGACGGCAAGGTGGAAGAACAGGTGGTGGCCCATGGTGAGATAGCAAACCCCGCCAGTGTTCCTACTTCGCTCTTGACTTCGACCTCTGCGCCAGCGGCGGCCCCCTCACTTGGAAACGCCACCCCCGCGCACGGCCTCATTGACTATTCTAAGATTGAGCTGAACGGAACGACCAGCGTCACTAGCCCCGCCGTGTTAAAAAGTGTTAGCAATACAGGCAAGGGGTTTGACAACTACATTCAGAATACCGCCGGAACGAAGGACACTAGCCTTTCCGGCATGGCTAAGTTCAAGGAGGGGAGAGACCTTCAAGTCCGCCGGTATGAAAACCAGTTCGACGGGTTGATGAAAACTCCCGCCGGAGCGGAATGGATGACAATGGCGATTGAGGCCGACGAGGTGTTGCGAGAGGAATACGCTCACCCCTTCTACATTGACGAGACCGGCAACAAGGTTCCCGTTGAGGGAGAGTTTGCCCCCGCCATCTTGAACCGCCAGCTTAAACAGTACGGCCCCAACTACGGCAAGTTTCTCCAGCACTTGCAGCGGGCGGGTATTCCCATTGAAGCAACCGCAGGACTCGACCCCGACAAGATGAAGCTCGCGCAACAGCACATCGACGACGCGAGAATGAGCTTGGTCAACTTTCAGAAGAACGAGCCGCAGTTGTTCGTGGATTACATGGCCGCAGCGCAAGAGCTTGGAAAAGCTAACGCACTCCTCCCAGAGTTCTACAGGCAATTCCTCTCACCTGAAACCTATGCCAATGAAAAGGCGCATCCTAACTATTATGTCTCCCTTTCGGCAGGAAGAACGGACATTTTTGACCGAGGGGGAATTGCCCCGCTGGAACGTACCCACGGCCTGACCGAACTTGATAAGGTTGTTGAACCGCTTCCTGGATTATTGGCGGTCTATCGTGACGCCATCAGAGCGCAGGGCATCAACAATGCCAAGCGGGAGGCAGTAAGGTCAAACAAGAACTCCGAGGTGGCAACGACCGTCCTTTCCGATAGCGTCGTCCACCTGAAAGAAAACGGGGTAGACAGGGCTTACGATGTCCACGACACGAACGTCACCAAGTCGGTTCACAACCTGACCCTTGCCAAGCCAGAAGTTCCAACATGGGAAAAGTGGCTAGTCAAATCTCCGACAACCGCACTTCGTCTTTTTGCTACAGGTCTCAACCCCGCATTCGGTCTCTATAATATTATGCGAGATAGCATACAGGGGGTGGGGACGGTTCCCTTTACTCCAAAGGGCTTAGTCAAGGGCACGATTCGGGCGTTCAAGAGTCCAGGATTGTCCCAGTGGTTTGATTCCTACCGTGACCCGATGATGTCGAAAGGGGTCAGAGCAACAGAGGCCATAAAAATGATTGTGGAGATTTTAACCTACCCCAACGAAATCGGGGAATCACTTACCCGCTCCGTCATTGCGGAGAGCATCCTTGACCGAGGCGGAACATATTTAGACCAGCTCCACGGCTACTTTGCCTCCACTGGTTTCTTTGCTCTGCACGGCACGTTCTTCAATGACTTCATCCCCAGTTGTATTCCTTTTACGCGAGCAACAATCGCCGTTATGAGGGTGGCCTATCGTAACACCTTCTTCGGACTTCCCATCGGGGACAAGGGCGGAACCTTCTCTAGAAAACAGGGAGCCGAGAAACTGGCGGGGCGTAATCTTGCCACGATTATCTTTGCCCTTGTCAGTGCCCTCGCCATCAAAGAGGCTGGGAAAGAGAAAGAGTACAAGCTCCTGCGCGACCGCGCTTCGTACTTCTACTTTCCGACCCCTTCGGGCGGGTGGGTGAAACTCCCCGTTCCCATTGGGTTCCAGCCCATCAAGGCCGCAACAGACTACGTACTCGGCTACAAGGGTGACCCACTGGACATTGCGAGGCAGGCGGTCTCGGTTCTTCCTGGGCCGGAAAACTTCTTCCTTCCCCCCGCCCTCAATATCTTCCTGCAATATAGGTACAACCTGAACTTCTTTACTGGGGCAGCAGTAACGGCAGCCGTCGGTACGCCCCCCGCAAACCCACTGGAAGCCGCCCTTATGAAGACAGGAATGGACGAGGGGCAAGCGGCCTTTCTGGTGCGGTCATTCTTAGCGGACATTCCCTCGCAGGTACAGTACGTCTTCGACATGGTAGGGCAGGGAGCGTCTACACAGGCCGCCCCCCTCACTAAACGGTTCATCGTCAAAGACCCCACGACAAGCAGCAACGCCGCAGTCGATGACTTCTACGCTCTCGTAGATGCCACCAGCAGGTCGAGCAACGCCGCGCTCAAGCACTTTGTCAACGGGCGGGCTAGTGCGATTGGACAACTCATTCACAACGCCAAGACATACCCTGCTGACGCAAAGGTCTACATGACTACCGCGACAGACAACATCATTATGACCTTTGCGACCATCGCGGAGAACCCCGAGACTTACGGCATCAAGAAGTTCGGGCCTTTCAGTTGGCGGCCCAAGGGCAATTATGAGGAACTGGCCCCATGAAATACACGGTGATAACCGTTGAGAAAGTACCCGCAAAGCTTTTAGAGGCTTACAAGGACGTTCCCCGTTCTGTCGGGGAGGAACCAGACGGGAAAGCACCAGAGGGAGTGACCAACGTTCCCCCTGGAACAAAGGGCTATCAAACGGTTGAGGTTCTTATCATGGAGAAAATGTCACAGTACCGAACTCGCCTGGCGATAGCCCATGAATTATTCCACTGTCTCCAATACTTGACGGGATGCGGGCTTGATGAGGACAACAACTATCAGGTATCCAAGCAAATGGTCAAAGCATTGGTGGAGCGGAAGAAAAAGAAGAAAAAGGGCCAGTGTACCCCTTGCAGGAAACACTAAAACCCGTATAATAGTATAGAAGGGTTAGCCTTCGCGATTAAAGCCGTGCCAAAGGGCACGCGCCAGGTTCTGAAATGTGTACCCCGCAAGGTTCGACCTACGGGGGCAGGCCAGCGAGCCAGCACTAATAGTACCCTGGCACCCGTATTCCCTACCGAGGGTTAGAATGGGGGGCAAATCCAGCCAGTTCCGTACGTGTGGTCCATAGGGTCAGAACACGGTGACCACGTTGCCCAGAGAGGCAACACCGAGATGTCAGTCTCGGGGCTTTAGCGGCTTTCAATAGGGCCGTTCCGCACAATCGTACCCCGCAAGATTAGTTCTACGGGGGCAGGCTAAGGAGCCAGGACCATAAGGCTAGAATACGGTAGCCTCTCGTACCCCCAGCCCGTTCCGTGACTGGGGGTCTTTTCATATCCCCCTTGGCGGCTAGTTGACGAAAGCGTAGGCAGAGCGGATATTTTATACCAGCACCAAACATGAGTATCAAGCTGCTGCATCAATACTACTCCAGTTGGCTCTCAGGTGGAGTGAGATTTAATCCATCTTTATTAAAGTTCTTGCCTAAAACTGAAGCAAATATTGCTGCATCGTTAACAATGATGCGGTTTTCCTATTTAAGGGTTTGGCACAATCATTTGGCATAGTGCGGAATTATCCATTTGGAATTATTCTATCGGAATAACACGAACCGTGTTACACCAAACGTGAATTGAGTTAAGGGTGCGTGTCCTTATTATTGCAAATTGCCACTTTCCGATAATAGTGGAATTCTTATTATGATTTGCATTAGATACGCTCAACCGTATGCAGATCAGATGTGCAAATAATGCACATACTGGCAACTTTTCCTCGCTTATGTACACAATCCCTACGTTCTCGCAACTTTTTAGCAAGTGAGTTGCTGACTTTCTTGCACTCCAAATGACACTATGATGTGCGTCCTCGGCAATCAAACCAGCACATCATAGTGTCATTTGGTTTGAACTCACAAGTAATCCTTACAAGTTGCAGGGCGGTGTCCACCATTTTGTCCACGTCGGCAAAATGGCTACGGATTGTAGCCGGTTCGATCTCTTAGGAAATACCGAATACTTCAGAAAATCTTAAGGGTTATGACAACTCGTCACGCCTTGCTGACCCCAGCAAAACGTTAGCACCGTGAAAGTGTAGGTCGGGGTCAGATTATGCACCGTTAAAGTGTGAGCGGGTCATTCCGTTCCCCATTTCTATATATAAATGGTTTCTGGACACCTCGGGAAAGGCCGGATACCTCCATGTCAAATTGTTGCGGTTTCTGTTAACTTTCTGAGTTGGATGTCACAGTAACCCGCCAAAAGTTGTCACAGTAGAAATGGAAAAGGCCCCTTGCGGGGCCTTAGTGTTTAATCTATCGCCTTCCATGCCTCAAGCCACTTTCTATTTAACCACCCATACTCCTTGCCGTGGTAATCAAACAGGACTCCGACAATCTCGTTGTTCCTGTCTAGGGAAAACCCTAAAAACACAATGGTCGGCGGGTTGGCATGAAATTGGTCGTGTTGCTTCGCCGTGACGGGAACGATGACGCGGGGATCGTTCACTTGGCTGGGGTGGTTCAGCCGCCGCAGCAGGTGATGCCCTACCTCGGTATTGCCGCCGAATGCGGAAGGGAAGCCGTCGAGAACCAACCGCTTCATGTGCTTACTAAAGTCCTTAGCTCCTTGACTGTAGGTTCCCATAATTTCCTCCTTCACTCAGTTCCTCAACTGTTGTCATTGCCAACCCCCTCTATATTGCAATGACAGTTTTCGACTTCGTAGTAGCAGCTCTGACAAATCTTGACTCGGCGCAAGTCGGCAACATCCGCCTTTTTGTATGGATAGGTGAACGCTCCGTTGCACACAAAGTACTCATCGTTGGATTCGCTAACCCCGCCATTTTCCACGGGGTCTATATAGTCCGTCTTGCCGTCCTTGAACACAATCTCTACTCCAAACAACCTGTCATCGCCGACGAAAAGTGATTCAACTGTTGTCATTGTCGACCTCCTTAGAATATATTACACTGGCTCGTTTTAATTGTCCGGCTGACAGTCTTGCGCTCCTTAAGAGAGCGTCCTGTCATTTAATCGGAAGCTGGTAACTCAGTCCGAACCGGACTTGCTGGCTTTCCCCAATTACTGCGACTTTTCACCGTGCCGAATCTAACGGGGAAATTTGAGGATTTATTGCGAAGGGCACGTGAACATATCTCACCAGCTATACTTCATGCGCGTCAAACGTCCAAAGAAGAAGGGCTAGTCGGGGATCACGGCTCCCCACGAAAAGAAGCCGCTTCCTCGAACGAGAGTTCCTCAATATACTCCCGCCCGAACTTGCTCCACACTGCGGCGCGGGCGTTTGGAATGTCGTCCTTGAACATCTTGACGATGGCCGCGTGCTGCTCGGTGGTGGACATTCTAACCCGCTTCTCCGTTTTCAGGAACTCGTCCATTGCGCGGAAGGTTGCCCACATTGCGCCCTGGCAGTCCTTTCCCTTCCCCGCGAACAGATAACTCGCCGCGTTCAGGGCGTTGCCCCGCATGATGCGGGCTTCCTTTTGAGGGTCATCCTTCTTGAAACCACCACCCCCGAAAGCGGGCTTGTCCTCTTTCACCATGAGGTCGGTGCCGTAGGTGTTGGTGACTTCCTCAAGCGCGGCGGTGAACTTCTTGCCAGCCGTCCACAGTTCCTCGTCTTTCTTGAACCACCGCTTGACGGTAGTGGAAACGTTGCCGTCGGTTGCGGTGAAGGTCAGCTTGCTCGAACCCGTCTTGGGTGACGGCCCGTACTTGTCTACGATTGCGGTAACAGACCACTCCCTACTCGTATATGATTCTCCCATTTGAACCTCCTATCGGGCTGCTCCGCTAGAGACTTATGCCCTCGTACCCTATAATACTATTATATGGTTTTCCGTATTTCCTGCAAGGGGTAATTTATACTAGCCCGCCTTCGCCCTTCTTTGGAATCCTAAATACATAAGTTCCCCCACGAACAGACGATAGCCATGTCGTTCTCCATATCGACTCATTCATTTGTAACGCCCTGATTGCCATTTCTGCTCCATGGCGATACCGCGACGACAACCGCAATACTTGTCCATCACACCTGCAAGCGCCTTCTCCAGAACACCAAAGAAAAATCTTCGCCATAAGTTCAAATACAAAGTTCACATCACGCAACGGAGCCTCTCGAACAAAATCAAGCGTGTCCTGCGTTGGCTGGCCCGTGTAGTTGTCCCAAAAAGCATAATTATAACCAGCGGTGTTCTTCTTAAACCATTCTTGTTCGTGCCAAGACGGACGACTCATCACACATCACCCCCTTAGATTTGGTGACCAATCACGAATACGCGCCTTGATGCCACAATAGGAAACGTCGGTCTTGTAATTGCCGTTCATAAACGAGTATGGGTCGCGCACGGTGTTCACAATATCCTCAATAATATCGTTGAACTGCTCTTCCAAGTCGCTCTCGGAAGCCACCATATTGTTGATGTCGCTCACTTGTCCCCCTCATAGTAGTTGTCTTCGGCACGGCGGAATTCAGCGTCTGACCGTGCGGCCTCGTGTACGTCGTCTTTCAAGAGCCAGATGACGTAATTTTCGATGCTCAATCCTTTATGGAAAGCGAGAAGGGCAACGTCATTGGCAAGGTGCATGTCCTCGATATCAATAATGAGTCGCTTCATGTTACAATGCCTCCAACGCCTGTTTCTTGAAATATTCTGTTGCATTGGTGAGGACTGTGTCGATGAGTTTTTGGTCAAACTCGTCAGCATCCGGGAACTTGACGTATCTGCGGACTGTTTCTTCCCCCATCTCACCTACGAGGACGCCGATGGTCTCGTTGAGAAGTTGGGAACCGGTAAACTTCATACCGGAGAGACTGATAGAGACCGTTCCCGATGTGATGCCTCTGCGCAAGATAGTGCAGAGCTTTACGGTGTTGCCCTTGTCAGAAATGCCCCATCCTCCGGGACAATAATCAGTGAGTTTGACGTGCACCATACTCATTTGATTCCTTTCGCGGCAAAGACCGCAAGGTCAAGGTATCTATGGTCTTCGACATCTGTCCATCCTGTCCATGGAGCATCCCATCGACTACTGTGACGGCAGAGCAGCCATTGCTTGAGAGTGTAGCAGTCGGGACGTTTGAGAACCGCGCTGTTGTAGGGGTCTCGAATAGTAAAGGAAATCCACGGTGGATTGAATTTATCGAGAAACTCTGGCGGTGTTCTGCATCCCCCATCATGGATAAAGTGCGAACCATTCTTGCAAGGTTTACCGTGTCCAGTTTCAGACGGGCAATAATGTCTCATGCATCACCTCCCCCCTTGTTCTCATCACATTGATTTAAGAATGGACAATACACGCAGTAGGGGTCGCGCCCGTACCTTTTCGGCGCGGCTGCAAAATCCCCTTCCTTGATACAGTCAAGGGTCGCATCAATCAGTGCGTCGGCCTTGTCCATTTCCAGCGCACTAGCCCATTGAACCTTGTACTCTTCGGGGCTAATCAGTTCGTACGCCCACTTGGTCGTGCAGGGGGCAAAGCGGCGGTAGAAAGCCAACTGCAACGCCTCTTTCTTGCGTCCCAGCTTCCCGACAAACTTGTGGTCCACGAGGACGGGAACTTGAACGTAGTCGAGGAAACAGTGAACGCGCCCTAGGGTCGGGTCGTCTGTCCGTATCTCAATCTCTACCCCATCGGGGGCGCGGAAGAGAGTGTTTGCCGACCAGACGCCCCACTGCTTCTCTGCCTGTTCCTTGACGGCGAAGGGGTCGGCGTCCGTTTTCTCTGAAATCTCGTCCATGAGGTCGCCCCACAAGGGGAGCGGCCCGCCCGTTAAGAAGTCGGCGACGGTCTTGTGGAGGAAACTGCCCGCCAGAGCGGGGGCAGCGTCAGGAATGGGGTAGTGCTCAACGTACTTAAAGTGCCACGCTTGCGGGCAATCCAGATAGGTTGAGAGTGATGTGGGGCTAATTGTAAAGATAGGGTTCTCCATGTTTCACCTCCGGCGTTACCGCAAATAACGGCCCTTCCATATCCGAAATTCTCTTTCTTGCGATCTCCGTATACTTTTCGTCAATCTCAATCCCGATGAAGTCTCGGTGTTCCAGAATACAGGCAATTCCTGTCGTACCTGAACCCATGAAGGGGTCGAGAACTACACCGCCTGTCGGGGTTCGGGTCAACTTGCAGAGATAGCGCATGAGGTCAACGGGCTTGACGGTTGGGTGAGTATTGCGGCTCATGCCTTGTCCTGCTTGCCGCCTACGTTCCCCAATTCCGCCAGCGTTCCACTTGTTCGCATCAACCTCTTCCATATCTTCCAGCCCCGCGTTCCTCTCGCTTGATGATGCCTTCGATGTATAAAAAAAGCGGGAAGCACCGCCAGAATCGGCGACGCCCTGAACGGACTCGTAGAGATGTCCCGCTCCACCACCAAAAGGCTTAGCGCCATCTGTCCAACGATTGATTACGCCAGAAGACTTGCTTATTCCACTCTGCTCATCCAGCAACCGTGCGGAGCTGGTCGGATCTACAATGGAGTAACCTGTGCGCTTGAAATATTTACGCCAGCATTCTGGTACGTCTCTAGCAAGTACCTCAAACGCTTGTTCTCCTCCACCAACATGGTGAACATCTTGATATGTTCCGTTGGGTTCGTCAGTTGCAGATTCTCTATCCGATTGTCCGTCTTGGCTCCGTTCCTGTGATGGACAATTTCCCCCTTCAACAGGGGCCGATTCAAGCTCATTGCCATTACCAATCGGTGCATTAACACGTCCGGTCGATGTTTCGGACACATCGGCGCTGCAATTTCCCGCTGATGCTCGGTCAATTCGTACAGGGCTATGTACCAATACCCCCGACTCATCCAACGTCCCTTGTAAAATGGACAGTTCTTCCCCTTGCGGTCTACCCGTTTTTGCCCCTGCCGCATTTTCTCTTTGGCTTCCTCCGTGTGGTGCTTGCCTACCATCGGTCTCGGTGGATTTGCCTTGATCCATTGGTCGTAACAGCCCTTCGAACAAAACTTCTTGCCCCGCCTCACACAACTCGGGTATGTCTGGAACTCTTTGCCACATTGCAGACACTTTATGTAAGTCGCCATAGTATTGTTTTATCACCTCCAGGGCCATTATATCACAATTGTTGTCTAATGTCAATACAGGAACAAGGGTTTGTTCGAGCAGGAGATTGGCGGGCCAACGACCACCAACAGGTTCAAGGTCGCCATCACAGCCAAAGCCCTCTCCGTTGAATCCACCGCTATCCGGCTTTATGTTGACCTTACGAACGCCGCCGATGCCACCGATTCGTCCGCCGTCTATCCATAGTCCTGCCACACCCCACTTCTGCGCGTTCTCGGCATAGGTTCCTTCTAAGGGCTTCATGGCGATGATGATTGGCTCCCATGCGGGCTTCAGGGCAGTACCATAACCTTGCCAGAGATGAGCGACGGGAGTAGCGGGAGCGGTGACTAGAACCCGTTTTCCCTCTTCACTTTTATCCTTCCAGCCACCAGCGAACGAATGGGGGTGGTCTTGTTGTTGCAAGAGCGTTGTGGACTCTCCCACCACTTCCCTTTCTGCCCCTGCCGCCTTGTCAATCGCCTTGCTGATGTCCAGCGACTTTGGAAATCCTGAACCGTAGAGCCAACACATCGTGTCGCGCAACTCCCAACCCGCGTCCTCAATGGCACAGGCAAGGCGGTGAAAGGTACGAGTACCGCCAAAGGCCATCAGAATTGCCCCCGGCTTGGCAACGCGAAGGGCCGCTTGCCAGAACTCAATCGCGGGAACACCGTGATCCCACGACTTACCCATAAAATCCAAACCATAGGGTGGGTCTGTTATAATGCTGTCCACACTATTTTCTGGAAGGGTGGGCATGACTTGAAGACAATCGCCACAGTGAATCGTGGTCATGTATTAGTTGTCCACAACGCGAAACCCATTCCCCGTCTCCATTAGGTCGCCGTGCAAGGCAACGGTGGGCAGATACGACCCGCGATAGCGGTTATAGTCGGCTTCCATTTTCCCCTTCCACCACGCGCAGTTGACTAAGAGGTCGTGAAGGCAATCCTGAGATAGGATGCGGCGGTCAGTGTGCCCCGTGTTGTTCATCCATGCCTCCACCATGGGGCCGAACTCGTCCTTAAGTTCAAGGTCTTCATGAAAGACAAAGCCTAGCCGCTGCATTACTCACCTCCATTTATTTCAGGTGGCGACACATAGATCGACTTCCAATATGCACCCGACGATGTTGCGGCTTGTCCAGATTGGCCATTGTCACCAACGGCGTAGTAGGCGGGTTTCTCCTTTATGGGCAGGGAATCACCATAGGATTTTGGCAATTCTACCATGGCGGACAGGGTGAGTGCGACGGCATCCATCAATCCGTCTTTTGGCAGACTGATAACGGGAATCTCTCGCTCAACCTGGCTAGCGATCCAATGTTTTGCCCTATTCAAGCCCGCCTCTATCCCTTCTGCGCGGGCGGCGGCGATGAGGAGGTCAATCTCGGCAGTTGCCTCTTTCTCCGCATTGTCACCATGCCCACAGTCGAACAGATAGTGTGCTACATCGTTGTAGGCGGGTTCTCGTAGTTCTTCTACCTTTGTCATTGAATCACCTCTTCTGACATCTTTCCGTAATGCGCGTTCATATTTATTGGATAATCGGCAGTCGTACCCCAGTTTCTATTTTTCACGAGGCGATATGTCCACGCCTTTTTTTCCCTCTGCGTTTCGGGGTCGAGGCCCTTTGTCTCCGCCTCCACGAATACCACCACGGACGCAGACTGCTCGACGGCGGAACTGCCCTTGAGCCGCCGCAAACTGGCCCTCTCGTCTCCTGGCTGCCCTCTGCTGAATTGTGACAGCATAATAATGGGCTGGTGCTGGGCGCGGGCGCGGAGTGTGGTCGTTACCTGATTAACTACCTTCTCTTCCCCCGAGTTTCCACCGATCTGTATCAGTTGCAGATAATCAATGATTGCCACGTCTGGCTTGACCTGACGAATATAGCCGAGGACGGCGGAGAGTTCGTTGGAGCAGCTTTCCTGCACCCACAGGTTGTTCAACCACTCGTTCTCGATAAACATCTTGTAGAAGAAGGACAAGAACTGCGGGTTGCCATAGTCGCACTGTTCCAGCGGAAAGTCGTAGAGCATGTTGACCAGCCGTATAAAGATTTGGTAGTAGGTCATTTCCAAGCTGACGAACAACACTTTCGCGCCTTGGTTGCGGCAAAGGTTCACCGCCATATTGAGGGCCATCTGCGTCTTGCCGTGAGAGGTTTCCCCCGCCAGCACCCAATACTCTCCCTTCATCAGCTTGGTAAACTTGTCAAGGGTCGTGAAGCCGGTCTTGAAAATCCTCATCTTCGACAAGCCCTCAATCTCGTCCATGTTGAAGAGCTGGCTGATGGGTTTCGCCTGCCCCACCGTCCGCATGCTCTGAATAAAGGCTTCGATGGCGAGCGGGTCGGGGTTTTCCTGCTGAGACTCCAGCATACGAATTAACTCCCGCCCCTGCGCCTTCTGCGCCAAGTCCTGCCAGAGAGGTTCTATGTCAACGACTTCCACGCACAACTCGTCCACGAGGCGGGCCTTGTTGACCTTGGCAAGCTCAATCTCCAGCCGCACCTTGTCATTGAAGCCAGCCTTAATGAGCTTCCACATGAGCTGATGGTCGGGAAAAAAGAAGTCCGAGGGTACAAGGGGAATATCGTCCTTTGGATGTGTTACCGCCCACGTCAGGACGGCCAGCTCCTCGTTCTTACTGACGCGCTCAGGCATTTTTCGCCCCTAAAACATCGAGTATCAATTCCGCCAGCGCGTCACAGAGGAAAACCTGAGTTTCGGTGTAAATGCACTGCTCAATGATAATGTCATCAATGTTGCGGCGGTCTTTCCAGAAGGTACAGTTGAAGCCGTCAAGGTCGTTTGTGATTTCGATGCTGTTGCCATGTGAGAGCAGCCACGAAAGAAGGGTATCGGCACGGTAAGCAATCGGGCCGTCTCCGCTTTCCGCCCCATGCCAACCTTCTACAAGGTCGACATCGCCAGGGGCGCGCTCCAGCCATTTGAACGGATAGCCAGCGGTGTCAAATCCTTCCGGCGCCTCAAACCCCGCCACAGCCAGGCGTTTGCTGGTCTCCAGACTCGTAAACTCGCTCATTTCTTCACCCTTTCCTGTTTCTCACACCTCATCGGCATCATGGCAATCGGTACGTTCTTCGCCGTGACGCAGCACATGGAAACGCCATTCAAGGCGAGGTAGAACTTACAGTCCCAGCACGCTGCGTTCATGGATTTTCTCATGGCGTCACCTCCGGCACGAACAGCACCCGCACGGGTACGTTCTTACGCCGTCCCCAGTGGGTTGCCTCGTGCGCCGAATACATGAACACGTCCAACTTGTTGTCCTTGATAGCAGAGCCAGTATCGATGACGGTACAGGGATCGCCGTTGTTATAGCCAGGGATCTGTAGTTTTGTTCCAAATGGAAATACGGAAAGGTCTGCCGCAATGCCCCCGACATACACCCGCTTTCCCGATGCCGTTATGAGCGGGCTAGCGTCAGTTTGTGCAACAGTAGGGCTGTAGGCGGTTATCTCCATGTATAAAATCTTTACCGGCTCGGCTGCCATTCTGCGAGCTGTTCTGAAGTTTGTAATGTCGCCCGCCGTTACCAGCCTTGGGTTCATGAATGTAAGCAACAGGACAACAACGAACGTAGCAATGATGGCAAGAACCAGCGTCACGGCCATAACATTAAAGAGGTCTTGCCAAGCGCAGTAGTCAGAATAATGCTTGCGAGATTTTGACCACTTCATGGAACCTCCGTGTACTGTCCTTTGTGAGTTTCAAGAGCCTCCACCAGAGGCCGCCACCTTTCAAGCAGGGCGGTCGCGTTGGCAAGCTGTTCTTTCAGTTTCGGCAAGGTATGACTATACCCGCCAGCACTGTGAAACTTCCCCGCATTGTTTCCAGCGGTAAACATTTTATCGTCGTCATCACTCGTCCGGCGAAGTGTTGTCCAGTACTCCGCCTCGCCCATAAAAACTACCTTACCCAGTTTTCTCATAGAACCTCCCATCCCATGCACTAACTATCTCCACAAAATCTTTGAGTTGCAGGACACAAAGCCAGTCCTCGTTTTTACGTCCACCATTTCTATGCAGCCCCACCACCGGCACCCTCCCCTTGCACTCTTTATACGAGAGGGCCTGCGCCATCGCGTCCTGAATCAGCTTGGGAAAGCCACTCTTGCGCGACTTGGATTCCAGCAGGAGCGGGGGGCCTGCGTACTCAAGGCCCCCCAATGCGTCCGGCATCGTCTCCCCATAATTTCCCTTCGAGTGCTCAAGGCGGGTGAGGCCGAGGGCGTCGGCGAACTTGTGCTCGCTATGAACCCACGCTTTCAATCGTCCTCCCTGCAATGTTTGGCACTGCTTCTATTGCTCTCGTCCGCCTCAATCATTTCAACGAAGCCGCTGACTTCGTAGAGGGCGTGGCACTCAGGGCACTCAATGTAGTAAACAAACTCGTCATCAATATGCCCTCGGTAGCCACACTTGCCGCAGTTGAAGTCCATGCACACGTCCGTTCCTTTCCATTGAATCCAGCCGTGCGCTCCCTGTCGAATCAACTTGGTGACGTTGCTGGTAAATTGGGCGGCCCTATTTGCAAACTGGTCAAACTTAGCAGCCACCGACTTCCCCTTCCTCGTCCTCCCCTCCATGGGGAAAGGGGGCATCAGCTTCGGCTTCAATGACCGAACTGGCAACCCCCGCCACGAACCCCCTCTCTTCCGAAGAGAGACACGGGTCGTGCTGAAACTTCAATGCGGTGAGAGCGTTCATAGTCATAAGTTCGTCCCAAATACCGTCCAGAATAAAATCAAGCCGCTCTTCACTCATTGTGTCCCCCTAGTTGTTCGTGCGGTCGAGCTTCGGCCACGTACCATAGATAACGTCGCGGCGTTGCAAAGAGCGGATATAACACGCCCCCGCAAGCTTCTCTGTGGCGTTCGGTGCACCATTCAGAACTTGGGAAAGCAGGGAAACCATGCCCTCGGCAGAGGAATTGATTCTTCCCTCCGCGACTTCTTCGGACATCTTCTCGGTGAAATCCTCGATAGGATTGAGTGCGGCCACGTCAGTTCTCCCAACTAAGGCGGACAACACTGTCGCCGCCAAACAAGTCCCGCCGGATGCTAGCCTTGTCGGAAAAGGCCGCAATCAGTTCCCCTTGTTTGTTTACCACGCCCCAACCCCCATATTTTGTGAGTGCCGGAACGAGGTCAAGGGGGCGGTGTCTGCCGTCCTCATCTAAAAAACCCTCTAGATTCCACGTAAGAACCGAATCATAGTTTTGAGCGTCGGTTACAATTCCAACAACGGGGCGCGGAGTGGTCTTGAGGTCTGTTGCCAGCAACCTTACTGGAGTACCGTCTCTTGTCTGGTACTTTCCTTCCATGGTTATCTTCATCAGTTCACCCCTAAGGCCGCTTCGACCTCTTGTTTGAAAAGAAAGTTGTATGCAATGGCATTCATTCGAGCCATACCCCTTCCGGTATAATGATTGTGGCCGTTTCCTTTGCCTCGGTGCAATTTCCTTGGCATATTGATAATTTGTTCATTGTCCACATGGTGGCCGTCGCAGCCGGAAAACCATTTGTTTAGAAAGACATACCCCATTGAGCGACGTTTGGCACGACGTCGCCCGTTGGCAATCATCTGGCCACCCTTCCACAGACCAGCAGATATTCTTGCCCGCGTTTCGGGAGAAACAATTTTGCCTCGATTCCACGCGGTGATTTTGGCAATAGTTTCTGCCGAATGGTGAGAACCTAACCATTTTGTATTTCCCATATTCCCCAAAGAAATCTTTGCGCGAGTCTCCGTGGACACCGTATGCCCCATCAACGTGGCGGATTTTCTCCCCCGCAGTTCGGGAGACTGGGCACGACCGGTATTTATAAGAGAAATCTTCTTACGGGTTTCAGGCGATACCGTGTGCCCCATTAGTGCCACAGACAACCTTGCTTTCTGTTCGTCTGTCATCGTTTAGTTCAGCATGGACGACGTGCCGTATGTGCCGTCCAACGGGTCAATCTTGGTCAAACTGTGATTAGTGGGAGTGAGGACAACCCACCCAGGAACCCACTTGCAGTAGGGCTTGTCGGTGTAGTACCTGTAGGGCATCTTCCTTTCGTCCACCAGCCCGCCCACGTCAATGGCACAATACCCGCCCTTGCTGTTGCTTTCATTGGTGACGTGGCTATGCCCGCAAATCGTGTTAGAACTGTACTCGTCAGCAAACTCCCGCGCTACGCTTCCAGGAACGACACGGTAACTGTCGGGATGGTGAAGAACCCACTTCTGCTTGCCGAGCGCGAGATAGGCGATGGGGAACTGGCTGAATACTACCCTGTCGCCGTATTTGGCTTTAGCCCATGTGTTGATTAAGGCCCACGGGCTGAGTGCCCCGTTGGTAATGCGCGAGAGAAAGAAGTCGTGGTTGCCAGGGATTTTCACGACCCGTTCTGCTACCTGGAGTTCAAGGTCAATATCCTGCTCAATCCACTCGACCGTCTGCGCGAGATCGTCCGAGCCGGAAGAACGGGATGCGAACTTGGAAAAGGCGTCGTACTGCCCGTCGTCGCCAAGGTCGATAATTGTGTCACACCCTTGACAAGTGTCGAGAAAGCGGTAAAATAAATCACGGTTCATAAAGGGTTCGTGCTTGTCACCACTGACGCCCACCCTCTCCGCTTCAATGTGGAGAACCTGACTTGCGAGGTCAGGAACAGGCGGGCGTTGCCATAGGGCTTCGAGCGCCTGCTTGTTCAACCTGATGGGGGGAAGGCCAAGGGAACGAGCATACTTCCGTACCGCGTCGGGGTTACTCACTCCGATTTCAGCGGCAATCTCTTCCCAAACCCCGCTGGTCTTGCCTGCGGCGATGGCATCCATAACCATCATGGAAACCAAGTCTCTATCTTCCTCGGTATAAACGTTCTTTACGTCTGGCATTAGGCCTCCCATTTGATTAAGGCAGGGAATGCGTTTATTAGGTGGGCTTGACGGATATATTCCTCTGCATTTTTCTTGCAACTCTGCACTACGGGGAGGGCCACCCAATCCTGAATAATAACCCAGCCCTCGTAGAGTTCCTTGACGGGAACAAGATCCCAAGAACCCGCCCGATCGCCATAATACCAAGAACCCGATAAAGTCCACACGTCTGGCCTATCTTCGCCTTCAACAATGCCGATAACGGAGTCTTCTCCTGGCCCGTCTACACACAAAAGCCTTACGGCCCGCCCATCGCGGGTTTGATACTTTTTTCCCATCTCTATCATCATTTACCCCCTATTGCCTCTTCTGAAGTTGGCTCAAAGTTATCGACGAATACTTAATTTGGTTGTGCGCCGCCTTGCTCATGGCGTCCAGCGTGGAGATAAGCCCGTCCAACTCTGCCCTTTTCAACCGTGCCTCCTGCAAGATCGTTTCTAAAAAGTCTGTATGGGCTTGGAAGTGCTCCAAAGCCTCATACCCCATGTCGCTTTCTAATACTCCCGTCTCGCGCAGCTCGTTCAGGCGAAGGCGGGCGGCCTCGAAGTCTTCGAGCTGGTAATCGTGTATGATGTCTTCGCGGGTTATGGCGTCACCTCCATAAGCACGTTGAAGAGGGTTAGAAGGTGGCTCGGGCCATTGTCTCCTTGGCATATTTGCGGCAAATCATTGGCAAGGTCAATTTCCCATTCATCGTCTGACCACAACATCTCAAAAGCGCAGGCTGGATATTCCGTAACTACCTTATCCATCAACTCCGAAAGGGTGGGCGCGTGAGACAAAAACACAACCTCGCCCTTAAGATCGTTGATGTCCATCATGCGGCTTGCCTCAATGAGTTTGACTTGCTGGTCATCGTTATCCATTACCCAACAGAAAACACAGTCCAGAATAATAATTTCCCGCTTCGTCAATCGCATACAAGCGTCAAAGGGGAGAACCAACTTTTCAAGGCTGTTCATTTGTCGGCCTCCTCATAGTCCCTATCAACCCTTATCTCGGCAGACGTAAAAGCGTCCGCAGGGACAATGATGTGCTCATGGCGACTGCGAGCGAGAACTAAGAACCCTCCCTGCGTTTTCCATGAACGAATGCCCTCATAGGCGAAGTCACCGCCAATCACGCCGCTTTCTGTCTTGAACACTACGATGGCCACCAGCATCATACCTCCTTGCACACATAGCCGGACACGTGCTTCGTCCAGCACCACTCCCGCGCTTTCAGCGGGTCAATGTCGGGAGGAAAGACGTACCAACTGTACCCATCTCGCGGGGAAAAACTGGTCGGCGCTCCCTTCGGAACGTCCGGCGGCCAGAACCCCAGCCAGAGGCTTGAAGGGCCAAAGGGTGCGGCGGTGCGAGGCCCCTCAATAAACTCAAGGTCGGGGGCGGGGTCTTTGGGACATTTCATGGGAATTAATGACCCGCCCGCACAAACAAGCTCGTTTACGTCCTTGTGAGGGTCAAGAAGCAGTTGAGAGAATTCGAAAGAAGGAAACTCCGCCAGCACCTTTCTCTGCGCTTCGCGTCCGGCGGGGTCGTTGTCAAAACAAAGAACGATCTTGTAGGAATTGGATTTGATTACCTCTTGCAGCCCCGTTAGTGTTGACGCGGACAACACCCCCGCGACGTTGCCATATGGGGCCATTGTGTAGGAGTCCGTTGCACCCTCGCAAACGAAAAGAACATTGAAGTTGTCGCGAGGACTCTGTAGGGGGTAGAACAGCCCACTCGCATCACTCCCCGCAAAGCACCTGTTTTTTGGTGTGCGCCCATCAATGAAGCGGCGCTGAATCCCTACCATCTTGTCACCGTGCCACAACGGAAAACACACAGCGGGGCCGTCCGACTTTAACCCCTCGGTTGAAATCTTGCGGCCTTCCAGGTATGCTCTCCCTTCTGCGCTTAAGGGTTCAAGTTCATTCCAGACCTTCTGAAACCTCCCCTCGGCGGCCTCTTCCAAGTCCAGATAAGTTCCAATGGATTTTAGCCCAAGCGCTTCCCAGCCCGTCGTGTCCTCGGCCCAGTCCCGATATCCCCCATCTCTGAAAACCTCAACGGAAGGTGTTCTGTCGGAATGAAAGGGCTTACTCAAAAGTACGTAGCCGTCGCCCTGTTGTGCGTGTTCAAGGCTGGAGCCAAGTTTTTCTAACGCCTCCACGGCGCGGAATTGCGGGCCGCGCAATCTCTTCTTATCGAACATTAGCCCTCCCAGGTGACGTGAGCAACAACCATGCCAAACGGCCTATAGGCTGCGAACTTGTCATTGTAATCGGCAGCCTCTTTCCCTGTCGCAAAAACAGGCCCGCGCATCTCGCCAGTGTCCGCTTGGACACAAACAAAACCCTCATGCTTCGTGGAAACGGGAACGAGGTCAGTTCTTCCCGTTTTTGAACCGTACATAAACGCCCCGTCCTCCGTCCAAGTCTCGGCACTCTCAAATCCGTTCTCATGAACGATGATACCGGCAATGGGCCAAGTCGGGTTATTTAACCTTGTCAAGTTTCTGACTACATCACCGGCGCGGGTTGTGTACGTTTTATTGATTTCTATCATGCCGTTTCCTCCCATGTGACGGTGGCAATGGCGATACAGGCATCTTCGCCGACCCTATACGCGGCCTCGCACGCCTCTTTTGTCTCGAACAGGTAAGGAGAATTGTCCTCGTCAAAAGTGCGCGAGCCAAAATCGTCTCCCCGCAGAACTGGCGTATACCCAACCTTTGTCCGTACTACTTGCAGGGGTGCCTTCTTAATTATCGCGGCCATTTTAGTTCTCCACATGCCCTTCGCCGATGTTCTCTTTCATATAGGCAATTCCGCTCTCGAACTGTTCATTGAGTGTCTCATTCCAGAGGGCCATCGCACCCTTCTCGTCGCCCAAGTTCAGGAGGGTTTCAATCTTTACAAAAAGCGGGTCGTGCGGGTAAACTCTCGTCTCAATTGGTGTCATCATCTGCCTCCTTAAGTTTCTTCTTGCGTCCCCCACCATGTTTTACGTGGGTCACCTTATGCTCGGCGTAAGTATATTGGACGTGCAAATCCTGGAAAAAGAAGTCTCCCTTTTCTCGTCCATGCTCGCTGTTCATCTTGACGCAGGATTGAAGCAGGGAGGAAACGGCGGGAGTAAGGCCAAGCTCGCCCTCGGCCTTGATGGTGATGGTGCGGATTGTTTCCTCGCTCATTTCTTCATCGCCCCCGCGGCTTCATCGAACATCTTTTCAAGGCTCGCCATATCTGTTGCCAGCCCGCTGACAAGGAACGTGCGCTCGCCTTCGCGTGAGATTTTTACAAAGTCTGGGAGCGTGTCGTCTTTCACGAGGATCGCGTACTGACTGATTGTTTGCATGATTGCCTCCTTTAACAAATAAACCTACAACCCTATGATACAAGTATACGTACTTCCGTGTTTTCCGCAAGCCCATATAGTAAGGAAATCGTGAACCCTTAGTGAAGGGTCTGAGAAAACCCTATACTACCTTGTCCTATTTTGACGGTGGAAGTGAACCGAGCCAAAGGTATGCCCGTCTGACCGTCGGGCGGGCTAATTTTGAGGGGTAAATGGGCAAAGATATAGAAACGTACCAAATTTTCCGAAATATCAGTGGCGGGCATAGGATGTGCCTAAAATGACATATCAACGTAGATTGATATGCCCACAGAAGGCTTTGTCTTTTCGGTGCTACATTCCAGTGGAAAGGTTTCTTAGTTACTAACCATCAGGGGTTTCGCTCTTCCGAGCGTTTTCAAGGTAAAGACATTTTCATACCCTGTCTACAAAAATGGGAACAAAGAAAGGACAACAGAAAAAACTTCTCTCTTAGCTTCTCTCTTAGAGAGGGTCTTTTCTTCCCTTTTTCCTTTCGTAGGTATAGAGGGGATTGTCAAGGGGGGGAAAGGGAGTGCTTTCCTTTTTCCCTTCCTGCTGCTTTATTTTACCCTGTGGCCCGCTAGTAGAAAGAGCTTCGCGTCTTCTTTGGCCTTTTTAATCCTCCAGCGGCGTGCCCTCCACTTTTCGGCGAGGGTCAGGATAAGGATGGCTCCGTTCAAGAAAGCCATGACGAGAAGGAAGAGAACGAGGCAAACTGAAAATAGATCAATACCTGGGGCTTGTTCCATCTTTGCCCACTAGTTTTCCTTTGCCCGTCGGAAAAGCTCACGAATAATGGCAAACACAAAATAAGCAGCAGCACCAATCACAAACCAAATAGCGGCATTCCATATCCACCCCATCTCATGCCTCCCTAGTTCCAGAGCCGCGCCACTTGCGCGGGCAGTTCCGGCTCATTTATCCGCTTGGCGTAATCCGCGAGAGCGGCGGCGTTGTCATTCCATATTCCCATTTTACAAATATCAGGCAGCTCGTCAAAGAGGAAGTGCCTACTGTGTTCAATCTCGACACACAGCCTGTCCCATCCAACGTGCAAGGGCAACTCTCCTGCACGTGTCCTTGCACGGTTGTAGAGGTCAGCGTCCTTGCAGTGTTCCCCTACCCAGTCGGGTGTGCACTGGTCACTGGCTTGCACTGCACAAGCAAACTCGCAGATACTACGCGCCTGCATTAGTAAGGCCTCGCCAGTGAGCCGTTGCTATAGAGGTATTCGTACAGGCCCTCACGGAAAGAGTGCGTTGCTTCGTCTTTTTCTGTCTGCATGATGTCTCTGATTCTCTTTTCAAGGTCGTGGACGACTTCGGGCGGGGCGTATTGCGCGACGACGCCCATTACCTGCTCAAGGCGTTCGCTCATGGCTTCGCCTCACGCTGTGCGGCCATCCAGCTAGTCATAGCTGAGAGTACTTCCTGCATCGCCTCCATCTGTTTGACCATTGTGGCTATGCGGTCGATAATCCACTCAATGTTCTCTCGGTCAGTCATGCTTCACCTCTAAGGGGAAACAAGCTCCGTACAGTCCGCAGTTTTTGCATTCCTCGTACCCCTGCCACGGGCACACAACCGGCGGGAGTGTCATACTTGCCATACGTACCTCTCAAGGTTATACTGCTTGCGGTCGGTTCTAAGAAAGGCTCTACGTCCAAAGCGTGGAGCCTTTTCGATTTTGTCGTAGAATGTCCAGCGGTTCCGTGATTTACTCATCGCATACCTCCTTAAGGATTTTGTTGATGATCTCCCGCCGCCTTCGGGCGGGTAGTGCGCTCCATAGTCTCATCTTCGGCTTCCTATATCTCATTCAGCAAGTCGTACAGCAGGTTCTTGGAGTTCAGCAGGCCGTCCTCTACCTCGATTACGTTGATTCTTCCTACATGTTCTGTGTTGGCCTTTTCAAGAGCGATGCAGAGGTCAAGCCCGTCGTTCAGTGCGTCAATGATTTCCCTTATGTTGTTGTCTGACATGATAACCTCCCATGCGCCTAGCCGCCGTGCGGCCCTCTAGCGCAGTCCTTCTATAATCGCGCGGGCGTTGTCAATGCGCGTCACCGTGGCAAAGTCTCCACCCATCCATGCCCTCTCCCATTCAATCTGCAAGATTTCAAGTGTTGCGCCGTTCATGCCGCCCCAGTGACAAAGGCAAAGTCAGCGAGCGAGTAAGCGCCTAAAACGTAACAGGCGATAGCGTCGGCCTCTTTTAGGTGTCTCCGCTTTTCTACCGTGTTTCCTTCGCCGTCGGCCTTCCAAGCTTTCGCAACCTCAGAGGTAAACCGATCCCGCGCGAATACCCTCAATGTGCTGTTCATGTCTTGTTCTCCTTGTCCGGCTCTCGGCTCCGGCTGCCGTCTGTAGGGTAGGCTGTTGGCCTGCTCGCGGTGGCCAGTCCTGGGGGCTGGCTGCCGTGAAGAGGTCAGACGGTTAGAAGCCTTCGACTGCCTCTAAATCTTCGTCGCTGATTTCTTCCGCCTCGTTGCAGGCTTGCACTACCTTTGTAACGTCTTCGACTTCAAGAAAGCGGGGGTGTTGTCTCATCTGGTTCCCGTTCTCGCTTTCCCATCCAGTGAACATCACAACGTGGTAGCTCTTGCCGTTCTCACGAACGAACAACTCGGAAGGGAGGCCGTGCCGGAGATTCCAAAAGGTCATTTCGGCTCCCGCATTTATAAGCGCGTAGCGAGTGTAGCCGTGACGCGCCATTACTTCGGTAACGGTGATTTCGTCCTTGTGTGCGTCCAGAAGCATTGAACCGTCCTTGAACATTACTACATGATCTCCGCCGAGGATTGCAAATACCCCTTCTCTCATAAGGTCGTCGGTCTGGATGTCTCGTGCGCAAACGCTGGCCAGTGTATTCATTGCTTGCTCCTTTAACCCCTAGCCTCTCGGCTCTCTGGGGTAGACGGTCTCGTTTCGAGACCTACTGCGACACGGCGCGGGAGTGTCTCGTTGGCCGTGTTTCGCCGTTTCCGGCTCGTCGGGCAGTCAGTCAGCGTTGTCTAGTGCGGTATTAACTGCATCAGCAAGGGTGGCGGGGTCGTTGAGTTCGGGCGGGTCAAGAGGCGTCAAGGTGTCAATCATAACCATCCGGCCCGCCATGTTCCCGGGGTTGGTGGTGTAGTGTCCTTGGAGTCCTTCGGGTCGGTCAATGATGATGATGCCGCCAGCCTCTCCAACGTGCTTATTGAATGCGAGTAAAACGGCGGTGGCTCCTTTGGGTGTCATGTGGTGGGAGGCGGCTAGTGTATTCATGTCAACTCCTTTGCCCTATTGGGCCATTCTTAGTGGTACGTTCACGGGAGCCTTGCGGCTCCAGTCAGCATATCGCTGATTGGTGTGGGTTCCGCTTAACCTAAGTCCGCGATTGCTGCGGGCTTCTCGGTGGCTTCGCTGTGGTTGGTTGTCAAGGTGCTTGAACTTCTAGGCGCGGGCTGTGTGTTCTGCTCGCCTGTCCATATCATACGGGTATCCGCTTTCCTGTCAATAGGGGTTCCCTAAGTCGTGTTCGGGTATGCGGGCAAGGGCAGTGATTGGGTCGTGCCAGGCGCGGCTAGTGTGCAGTGAGGGCGTTCCTATTCACCCATTGATATATACCTCAACCCTTGCGCTTGTAGGCCCTCTCAATGAGCGCGCGCGTTAGCGCGCATGGGTGGGCCTGGGTGCGCGCGCGCAAGCGCGGATGCGCACGGGGCTCTTTCCCATTCCTCGCCCAGCAGCCCCCTACAAGGGTTTCGGGGTGGGGGGGTGTAGATATATCACTCTCCGACTGGACTTATGGTTCTTTTAGAAACCTCCCTACTGACCCCAGAGGAAAGAGGAACGGCCCCCTTTTTCTAAAGAAGGCCCGTTTCGGGGAAAAAAGAATCCGCTTGGGAACTAACGGAAGGCAGGTTTTAGGGGGGTCTGGAGACACCGATTTCGGAGGAAAAAAAAGAAGGCCGGAAGGTTTGTGTGAAGAAGGCGGCATAGTAACTGGCAGGGCAGCCCGCCCCCAGACTGACGATAGAATGGATAGTGAAGAGGGTCTTCATAATACCCCCAATTAGGGCACCCTTTTCTGCGTATATACTTATGAAGGGGCATAGTTTTTCTGTGGCAGTCTAGGTCGGCCCAATTACCCGCCTGAAACCAGTCTCACCCTGCGACTGCCACAGCCCCGAATGGTGAGAAAGGTGAGGAAAAATATGAGAAACTACAGTATAGAACTGATAAAGCGGTGCCCTAGATGTGGAAAAGAGTTCTCTCTCACGGGTGGTCACCAAAAATACTGTTCCCCATGCAGCCCCCTAGTAAAAGCCGAAAGAAAGTCCCGCTGGAGAAAAGACAATCCCGAAAAGGCAAAAGTTGAAAGGGACACTTGGCGGGCGAAGAACCCCGAAAAAGTAAAAGCAGGAAATGCCGCATGGAGAGAAAAGCACCCCGAAAGCGTAAAAACTTGCAATAGAAACTCCAAGATGAAACGCGCCGCCTATTACAAGGTTTATCAGCCAGCACACCCCGAACAGGCGAGGAAACAACACTATAAGCGAAGGGGTATGGGATTTGTTCCACTCAACGCTTTCTTTCTCGACAGTGAAGCCCATCACGTTGATAGTCAGTTCGTTATCTATCTCCCGAAGGACTTGCATAAAAGCGTCCGGCATTGTCTCAAGACTGGAAAGAACATGGAAAAGATAAATGCCCTAGCCGGTGCCTACCTAATGGAGGACTGCCCATATGTCTAAGCTCCGCCCAGAAATCGTCCCTGCCTTGCCGCAGGAACCCATCGTTTTGTCAGAGAAACCCGTCAGAAAGACGTTCAATCGGCAGGAGTATACCTACGCACAGCACGAGGCTTGTAGAGAGAGCTACCTTATGCTTGGCCGTGACCGTTCCCTCTTGAAGGTGGGCTTCTACGCGGGGGTCAAACTCTCCACCCTGAAGGGTTGGTCTACCTCCGAACACTGGGACGAGTGGGTCAACGTCATGGAAGGGGTCTTGAACGACCTCGCTCTCAAGGGGCTGTACGACGCCGGTGTGGCTAACAAGTGCGAAGAGGCGAAGGCCACGCTCATTCAGATTATCAGGCGGGGTAGTGAACTCTTAGAAGAGAAGAAGATCATGCTTCGGGCGGCAGATATCACAACCGCCGCGAAGCTACTTTTGGATTTGAATTCTGACACTAAGCATGACGAGGCGGAGAAGTTGCCTGATTGGCCTACAGAGGTAGAAACGAGGCACGCCGTTGCTGACTGACCTCAAGGGCAAGCCGGTACTTTGGCGTGTGTCCGAGGCCGGTTGCATCGAGGAAGACCCAAATTCTTTCCAACGCGAATACCTCGACGACTACCTCACCACCTACCTCATGTTCATCGCCGGTTCAGGCGCGGGCAAGTCATCCTCAATTCCCATCAAACTCTTTCGCTGGATACGCAAGCGACACGGTGGAAGGTACTTGGTTACGGAACCCACCTTCGACTTTCTTGAGAAGATTGCCAAGCCGTACATCGTTGAATATTTTGACCACACCCCGCTAAAAGGGAAATGGTCGGAAAAGAAACGGTGCTACTCGGGAACCAACTTCGAGATTTACCTTGGCTCTGCGGACAAGCCCGACCTTCTTGAGGGCGGCCAGTATGACGGCATTATCATCGACGAGATAGCCCAGTGCCGCAGGCAAGTCTGGATTGCCTTACAGTCGCGCATCCTGATGAAAGACGGACAACTCTGCGGCCTAAGCACTCCCTATCCAGGGAGAACGCAGGCGTGGCTGGCAGACGAACCGTATGAAGAATGGAAGAGCGGAAACCCCGCCTACAAGTTTATCCAGTGTCCTTCTACCGCCAACCCCGCTTTTCCAAAGGAAGAGTTCGAGCGGCTGCGGAAAGAGATGGCCCCCGCAGAATTTGCGATGCGGTATCTCGGAGAGTTCACGGCAGCAATTGGGCTGGTCTACGACCTGAAAAAAGGCTCCATTATCCCCTACCGCGAACCTCCAGAGAACGCCGAAGTCTGGTGCGGCATGGACTTTGGGTTTGGGCACCCTACGGCCCTCGCTTACTTCTTTGAGGAAAACGGGGTCGTGTACCAGTTCAGGGAATACGAAGCGTCCGCCATCGACTACGAGACGCACGTAGAAAACAACCTAGAGGCCCTGATGAAGTACCGTGTCCGCAGGGTGTATTACGACCCTTCCAACCCACAGGGCGCGGCAGAGATGAAGAAGTGGCTCAAGAAGAACGGACTTGAGATTGCCTTTCTTGCCGCCATCAACGATGTGGACAAGGGTATCTCAGAGGTCTCCAGAATGATAAACGCGGGGGAGTATTGCCTCATGGACACCTGCCTCCAGACAAAAGATGAGGCACGGAACTATGTCTGGCGAAATGGGAAACCACTCAAGGAACTCGATGACCTCATGGACGCCGTAAGGTACGGTCTCATGGGCAGGAAGCAATATCGTGCACAACTTGAGAAGGCCAGAATTAATCCTGAACCCCTTATGACAAAAGCAGCAGAACGGATTGCCCATATTTTTGAGAAACATGAGGCTGACGGGATTTGGATGAGGAGGCTGTAACGTGCCAATCAAATTAGAGAGGGAACTTTTGAAAGAGGCCCTTAAAAAGCATCTGACGGGAAAGAAAAAGGATGCCTACGTTTTTGGCACCCTTCGTCAGACTGGCTGGGTTCCCAAAAGAGAACGCAAATGACAGGGAACAAAAACGGCGACCTCGTTCTTGACAACGGCATTGTCATTCCCGCCGAGAAACGCCAAAGGACTGAGGTTTACAGCCGCGTAGTTGGTTATCTGCGCCCCGTTGCCCAGTGGAACAAGGGCAAGAAGGCAGAGTGGGCCGATAGAATTGACTTCAAGGTTTCGCAGAAGGGGGCAACATGACACTCGGGCACAAATTCGCAGACGACTATGAAACGGCTAAGTCCTTTTCGTCTAGTTATCTTAGTGATTGTAGGGACTGGCGCGACTATTATCTTGGCGACCATTGGAGCCACGTAGGCGGCGTTGATGAGGACGCGTCCAAGCCAGAAATAAACTATATCAAGCCAAATGTTCTACAACTCCTCGCCATGTTGCAGTTGAAACACCCCTCCATCCTTGTCAACCCCGCCAAGTCTGTGAATATGCCAGCGGCGGAACTACTCTCAACCGCTCTCAAGGCAGTTTATGAGAACAAGGACGTGGCAGAGGACGTAAAGCGGGCCACGCTGGATATGCTTATTTATGGCAGGGGCTATCAGGGCATCTTCTGGGACGCACAGGACGATGGCGGCGCGGGGAATATCGGCTCTTATACCATTTCCCCCTTCAATATGTTCATCGACCCCCTTGCACACACCATTGATGACGCTGAATACTGCCACGTGCGCCACCTGCGCTCCCCCTTCTACGTTTTGACCAAGTATGGGGTAGAGGTACAGACCGACGCCAAGGATGAGTTTACCAATGCCGAGGGCGTTGAGGTCATCGAGTCATGGTACAATCCCGACGTGACACTTCCCAACGGGAGACACGTCATCTGGGCGGCATCTTCTCCAAAAAAGCCGTTTGTCGATGAAGAACTGACCTATCCCTTCCGGCGTATCCCCATTGTGGACTACGTGGTCGATGACACCTCCACGGGTGAGCGCAAGTCGATGGTCGGGGATTTGTGGGGCAGCCAGAAGGCATTTATGAAGACGCTGGGCTATCTCTTGGACAACCTCATGCTGACACAGAACAGCCAGTGGATTACCAAAGACCAGAACATGGCCGACCGCCTTTCTAACGCACCTGGACTTGTCCACAAGAGCGACTTTGACCTTCTTCCACTGAGAACCATTCCCCTTTCCCCCGCGTGGCAGAACACCGTGGGAATGCTTCAAAGTCTCATGCCCGACATCAGCGGCGTACGGCAAGTCAACTACGGCGCGACTTCTGGCGGCGTGACGGCGGCTAGTGCCATCGTTGCCCTGCAAGAAGCGGGCAAGACCATCAAGGAACTCAAGGCGGACGGGATACAACGGGCCGTCGAGTTGTGGGGTCTCATGGCCGTTGAACTGATGCGGTGGTACACGTCCGAGCAGTGGTTGGACATCGCGGGAACGCAGCCTGACCCGACACAGATGGACAGCGTGTTTGATGTGTCTATCTGTTACTCCGAAGCCCTCCCTGCGGACAAGGAAATGAGGATGAACCTTGGCAACCAGTTTGTCAACCTGAAAATCCTCGACCCCGAAGGGTTGGGTGAACTTACGGGCGACCCCGTATTGATTGGAATCATTGGTCGCGCACAGGATCGCATCAAGGCAGCGGCTCTGGCACAGATTCAGGCGGGAATCCCGCCACAGGGAGGGGCAAGTGTTCCAACCCAATAACGTGACGCCGAAAAGCGCGTTGGTGCAACAGATTGCTAAACGGCGATTAGGAAACTCTCCTATCGTACCGACTGCACCAACCGCTCCCGTGACTCCGCCCGCCATGCAAGGAGTATTCCCTAATGCGGACAGCACAATGCAAGAGACACTTCGTCGGATAGCCGGACTCAGAACTACGCTCGGAATTACCTAGGAGGTAAAATGGCCCTAAATGCAAAAATGCTCGGAAACGCCCTTGCCAACAGGTCACGCGGCCTTTCAAGCGACGCTTCAAAACAAATCAACCCTGGCAATATGCCAATTAACAACACCCCCGACATGCCCCCCGTTGAACCGACATCTACCTTTGACGTTCCAGTAGAAGCGCTACAGGGCGTCGTCGAAGGTGACGTTCTTACGGTGACTGCTGTCGTGGGCGATAAGGTGACGTTGACTAAAGAACCGGCAGCACCGGTAACAGAACCAACAGCCCCACCCATTCAATAGGAGGACTTAATGCCCAAGGGCGCATTCGTTCGCACTCCCGAAATGCGGGCGAAAATATCAGCATCTCTCACCGGACGCTCTAATCCGCACGTGGGGGTTCCGCAATCTGATGTCGCTCGGGCGAAGGTATCTGCGGCACAGAAGGGACATATTACGAGTCCCGAGACACGGGCAAAGATATCTGCCACACTTACCGGCCATAAAGCATCGCCGGAAACATGTGCAAGGTTGTGCGTTGCGCACGCGAATCCATCCCCTGAAACTCGCGCAAAAACGTCTGCCACGCTGATGGGGCGCATTATGTCTCCCGAAACCCGCGCCAAGATATCTATTGGAAATTGGAGGGGCGGTCAGGGAGTGTCTTGGAGAAAGTCTCGCGCCAAACGCCGCCTTCTTGGTTGGAACCTCCTGAACTCATGGTTTCCCAACAGCGACGGGCATCACATTAACAAGGAGGACGTAATTTATATTCCCTCAACCCTGCATGACAGCGTTAAACACAACGTCTGGACAGGCAAGAACATGGACAAGATTAACGCACTGGCAGGGCAATACCTGACCGAAGATTGGACATAAAAATCCCTAAGGAGGATTTATGCCATTGGAAGACAAAGGCAACGTTGTAACGTCGGGAAGTCCTGAATCGTTCTTCACCGATACGGACGAAACTCAGGCCCTCGCGGCCCAACAGCCTGTAACCCCCGACGACGCAGGAACGGAGCAGCCATCATCAACTGAGAACGCCCCTTCACAAGTGGCGCAGTGGGATGGTTCCAAGTTCAAGTTCAAGGCAGCGGGGAAGGAGTGGACACCTAAAGACCAGGCCGAACTTCTAAAGTGGGCTTCGTACGGCGTCAACTATGACACGAAGGCGCAAGCCCTAAACCGTCAGAAGGCAGAATTTTACGCACTCAAGAAGCAACTGGAAACACCGGCGCCCCCCGTAAAAGAGGAAGCTCCCACGTTTGACCCATTTGCTGCTCAACCCGACCCCGAAGTGGTTGCATTGAAAACCAGACTCGCGGAGTTGGAAGAGGGCGTGAAATCTTCTCTCTCGTACGCAGAGAAGCAACAGCTCGGTGAAACGGATACCGCACTCGAAAGTGGCCTTACGGCCCTTACAAAAGAGGGTGTTGAGTTATCCGGCCCAGATCGTGATGAGCTGTTCCTCGAACTACAGGAGAGGGTCGATGCACTGTCCGACAAGGCGGTGGACTCACCTGAAAAAATCGTACGTCTTGTGAAAGCAACATATTACGACCTCCACCCCGAAGCACTTGATTCCATTGTGGAGAAGCGGGCTAACACCCGTCTAGACGAACTTAAAAAAGGCATCAGTGGAAAGACCGTCGTAGAGGGCGGCTCCAAGGGTGCAGCAAAGGGAACCATCCATCCCAAGGACTTCCGGGAAGCCGGAGACCAGCTTGAGGGGGCCTGGGACTCGCTCGCATAAACTAACAGGAGGACTCAAATGTCCATTATCAGTCAACTCGATGCCGCAACTACGGCATATTACCTTCCTCTCGTCAACAACATTTATCAGGATGACCCGCTCATCAAGCGGTTCATGGCTAAGACGCGCAAGGTCAGCGGTGGCTCCATCATCAAGGTTCCGCTTATCAACTCGCAGGCATGTTCCGGTGGCCCGTACGTCAAGACCGACACCCTGACCATCGTTCAGAGTGATGTTCTGACCGAAAACCACTTCCACTGGTCGCACTACTTCAGCGGAAATGCGCTGAACAAGATCGACATTATGGAAAACTCCGACAAGGCGCAGATTGTCAACCTTCTGACCGTCACCATGCAGAGTATCAAGGACAACCTCCAGAGCACCCTCGCAAGCGACCTCATGGTTGCTGGTGCAACAGGTGCCATCACCTCTGTCCACGAATTCCTTGATTACACCAACTACGCCACCGTCGGCGACATCGACCGCAGCGTTCCGTCTGGCTACTTCTACAAGTCCAACCTCACGGCCTCCGCTGGCGCACTCACGTACGAGATGCTTGCAACCAAGATGAACGAGTGCAAGAAGCTCGGCAAGAAGTTCCCCGACCTTATCGTCACCACACAGGCCATCTGGGAAAAGCTTTGGAGCATGAACTTCGCCAAGGTCGGCTTCCAGAACACGCAGCAAGCCGTCAGCGAAAACGGCCCCAAGTTCTGGGGCACCGATATTATGTGGAGCGACAAGGTTCCGACCGGCGAGATTTACTTCATCAACACCGACCACATGTTCCTCATCGTTCACCCCAAGGACAACCTCTCATGGAGCGGCTGGGTAGACATGGAGCCTATCAAGCGCACCAAGGTCATCGAGGGTTCAGTTGGCATCACCCTTCAGCTCGTTTGCGACTTCCCCATGAGCTGTGGCTTGCTTCAGGGAGTGACAGTAGCCTAACGTGCTAGTCCGAAATGCAAGCGAACAGGACATAACCCTTTCCATCTCGGGCAGAACCGAAGACTGGAAAAAGGGAACGTCCATCGAACTCTCTGAGGGCGAGTGGAACCTGATTATGGGTTCTACCGGCCCAGAGAAGTTACAGGCAAGAACTTACTGGGAGGGGCAGTTTCCTGACTGCCTCCCCAGATTAATCCCGCAACGCGGGAGAGTTTCCAAGGAGGAATCTCATGGCAACGGTATATGACGCTGGATTGCCCGTTCAGGGGGAACCCGTTTTTGGAAACGGGGAACTCAAGACGGTAAAGGCAAAGACGTTCGTTTACGACTTCACCAAGATGGGTGGGGCTATCGGAGACTACATTCTCGGAAAGCTGCCCATCAATGCGGTTATTCTTGACATTGCCGGTTATTGGACGACCGCCTTGGCCGGTGGAACCGCCGTCACGCTTGGTTCTGCCTCCGCAGGGGCGCAGTTCATGGCGGACATGGTTACAACGGGGCAGACCGCAGACACGTTGATTTGCGGTGTAGCGGAGGTAGATACAAAGTCAAGGATTGCACTTGCCGCTGACACTAGCATTTATCTTACCTGCACGGGTGCTATCACGGCGGGGAGATTGGTCGTAACCTTCATCTATTTCGTAACCGACATCGCCTAGGGCGGTGATGTATGGCTAGAAAACAATTTCCCTATTTCAACGTTTCTGATATTGTGGCTGCTTTGGTTGGGGGCATAACCGCCACCGAACTCAATACTGCAGCAGTTACAACCGTAAAGATTGCCGATGCAAACGTAACCCTTGCGAAACTTGCAGCGGGCATTGTGCCGTCTCATGTGGCTAAGTATGCCGGAACAATCACATGGTCTGGTTCTGGTGCCACACTGGACACCGCCATCGCGGGCGTTGCCGCCACAGACAAAGTTACTTGCACGTTCCGCGTAGCCCCCACACAGGCTGCCTACATTGCGAGTGCAATTCCATCGGCAGGCCATCTCGTCATCACGTTGACGGCGGCAAATACTGGAAATCAGGCGCAGATTGATTACGTCGTTTTCCGCGCCGCTGCCTAGCAATTCAATGGGGCGGGGCCAATAACTCCGCCCCTCTTCTTGGAGGGTTTTATGCCGTGGACGGCCCAAGGTTCTGAAAACGAGTCTTATGTCAAAAACGAAAGGCTCACGTTGGATGCTCGGATCTATTCCAATAGTGGAGAACTGATTTTTGCCCTTGACGGTTCCCCCGTTTTAAGGTGGTTTCTCTTGTGGATAAGCCAAGTAGCGGAAATCGAAGGGTGGGTATAGGAGAAGACGATGCTGCATAAAGACCTTGTTGGAACAGATTTACATGTGTCCAAGATTCATGCCGATACCCACGAGGCGGCGGGAACAGACCCGTTAGTCCTGGCAGAAAGCCAGGTTACTGCATTAGTTACCGACCTTGCTGGCAAGGCTCCGACCGTTCATGTCCACGTCAAGGCCGACATTACCGACTTTCCTACCCTCGGTTCTGGTACGGTTACTGCCGTTACTGGCACGTCCCCCGTGGTATCGAGCGAGGGGGCTACTCCCGCCATCTCCATTCCTGCCGCCACCAATGCGGCGCCTGGATATGCTACGGCTGCGCAAATCACCGCCCTTGAAGCGGCTACTGCGGCACAACACGCTGCAGCCACGATAGGCACGGGCAACGGGTTATCTATTGCTGGACAGGCTATTTCACTCGCCGCCGCTACTGCTTCGGTTCCAGGGGCCGCAACTGCCGCACAGATCACAAAACTGGATGGCATAGCGGCTGGTGCTACCGCAAACGTCGGAACAGTTACAGGAGTTACGGCGACTGCTCCCGTTACTTCAAGTGGTGGCGCAGCTCCCGTCATAGCATTGCCGGCAGCAACTGCGTCAGTAGATGGGTATGCGACAAAAGAACAAATTACTAAGCTGGATGGGATCGCGGCAGGCGCAAACAACTACGTTCACCCTACCACGAACGGCAATGTCCACGTTCCCGCTACGGGCGCTGCGAACCAAATCATCCAGTACGCATCGGCAGGAACAGGCAAGTGGATAACCCTCTCTAGCGACATATCTATTGCCGATAACGGTGCTGCCACGATTCCCGTAGAAGCCATCACTTACGCCAAGATGCAACACGTTTCTGCTACCGATAAGGTCCTCGGGCGCGCTACGGCGGGCGCGGGAGACGTTGAAGAAATCGCCTGTACTCCATTCGCTCGAACCGTTCTCGATGATGCCAACGCCGCAGCAGTTCTTGCGACGCTTGGCGCTGCAGCAGCGTCAGCGATTACGAACGTAGACAATACTTCTGATGCCACCAAGAACGCAGCAGCCGCGACGCTCACGAACAAGAGGTTCACAAGGCGGGTAGATGCACGGGCGACGACAGACACCATCACCCCCG